CTAGTACTTCAAAATTATTATGAAAACACGGTTTGTTTTCTCCTATCTTTTGTTAGTGGATAGAAGGATCCACATTGTTTATTTATGACTGTACTACTACAGTTTTCGCCATAACTACTATCACAGGCTTAGATTAACTCTGGTATCGGAAGATTCCGCTGTCAGCCATCAGACAGTGCTCCAGTTTTAATATCCAGCATCATATTCACCCAGATCTAGATCATCCAAATCTTCAAAATTAACAGTAATATCTTGATATCCCTTGTCAACGATATTCCTTTTCTGAAGATTCTTCCAGGTCGGGAAACCAATCTTAATATCCTCAACTGTTATCCCATGCTGACGCATCTTTCGTATATCATGCCTATCAACACGATTAACCATTTCATCAGCTGCCGCGTCCAAAGGCCCATCTATTCTACGAATCAAATTCTTATAGAATAGCCTGAGTGACACGTAAGCATCACGATTCGCGCCATGGGTACCATAAACATGTCCAAGAACAGACAACATAGTATCCATTATATCACGCTCTTTAGGCTCACGTCCCCATACAGCTCTCGATATAAACTCCCTCGTCTCTCGATAAGGGAGAAAAATCGATTGCCCCACCGTCTTATTACGATTAATTATCGCATAATGTCTCAAGAAGATCATACCAGGATCACCAACGAGCCATCCATTCATCTCCCGAGAGCAAAAGGGGATGCCATCTCTAACATCACGAAGTTCAACATCAAAGCACTCCTCCAAGAATTTTGCAAACAAAGTCGATGAAAAATAAGTCGCACCCAAACCTTTTCCCTTATTATAGACGTGATCGTCACCGTAAACTATAAGCTTTACTATCTTAATAAATTCTTCTTCAAGCATAACCTTATGTTCCGGAGGTGCCATAAGTATCTGGTAAACACAGAACAAGCAAAAATAAAGAGCCATAACCCAGGAGTCCATATGAGAGGTATTATAACAGCCGGATGGCACACCACCCCGCTGTATCCCCCAAAGGTCACCAAACAACTGGGTAACACGCGCAATAATTGCTTTTATTATCTTCTTAATTATCTTCTTCTTGAGATCGTAATCCTCAGATCGAGGATCCTCATGGATGAGCATTGAACTGTAATAGAGGTTCACAAAAAATGCTTTGACACGCATGTCAAACTTATCAACATCTCCATCACACAGTAAAGCCTCAAAGCAATTAGCCAAACCAATTCCCAAACAGTCAGCTATAGAATCCATACCACCTCGGGACCAACGGTGACCTATTCTAATACATGGACCACGCTCCTTCAACATCCTAACTTTCGAGACAAGCCGTTCCAGTATCACAAAATTCGATGAGGGAATAACAAAAACTCGACACTTATCCTGAAATTTTTGCCATTTTTCGTCAGACCACTGTTTATCAAATGTAAAGAACATCTCACTCTTAGGGGAAATCGCCCAATAAACCGGAATATCTTTTCCCTCTCGGACAAGGCGAAGAAAGACATCGAGGTCAAATCCATGCATTTCATACTTCTTCCCATGGGGAGTAACATGCACTTTTGCATCCCCTACCCGAATCTCGCGAACCATTCCCTTGTTAGGACCGGAAGAAGAACCGAGGTACATACTCAACAAATCACCCTCAACACTAATCGCAGAAGGAATTGTGCCAAAGACCTTAACGCCGAGCATACGATAGAGATGAGCCAACGTCGCACTCAAGTTCTGAAGAACAACTTTACCACGATCATTAACGAGATGGGACTTCTT